AAGAGGTGGCAAGTGCTTCAAAGTTTACGTGTGACTGGCGCTCTTCGATGTCGTCAATTTTAAACGCAAAAGCGTTTGCATTGTCAACAACCATTGTGATTTGGTCATCAGCTAAATCCTGCGGGTTTACAACAGAACCCCGCTGATATGCTGTGACTGATACAGTCGGCTCTTTAATGATACGAACTGTGTCGCCAAAGTTTTCAATTTCGCCTGCGTAGTCGGTGTTTGTAATATCTTCTACAACCGAAGCACGACGGAAGAATTTGAGAACCTTTTGGCTAAAGATTTCTGGTGCGAAATTACCTGATGGTAAGTTTCCGTAACCAGAGGATGTAGTGAAAGCCATTAGCTTTTCCTTCCAGTTTTGAGGTTTAGTTAAGAGTTAAGGTCGAGTCGCCCATCAGCCCTTGCAGAGTCTATTTCGCTTTCTAGCTTTTCAAACTCCCAAGGTCTCATCTTGGCGATTTGTGTGGCTGTGAAGATTCGTTTATCACCGCCCGCTTCATTAGTAAGGTCTCTAGATTTAGGAGAGGATACTGAAGCTGCAGCATCAGCTTGGGATTTTTTAGCACGTTTTTTAGAGATACCAACGTCTACTTTGTATAGGTCAATAACTCTAGACGCTAACTTAGCATCCGTGTTGTTCTTTAAAATGCCATCAGCGATACTGCCGGGTTGGTCTTCAAGCCAACTTAAAAACTTCTCATCTACGCGAATGTCATCAAAGTCAGGATGAGAGTTTAATAGTTGTTGGTATGCAGCTTGTGTTCTAGCAGAGTGCTCTTTTTCTTTGAACGACTCTAGTTCTTTCTCAAGGGTCTTAGCTTGTTCCCCAGCTTTCATAGATGCAATAGTCTCTACGACATCGTATATATCAGGGTACTGTTGTCTAAACTCTTCCAGTTCTTCATCAGACTTAGGTAAGGAGATATTCTGTTGGCGAGTAGCTTGTGTAAGGGTCGCCTCTAACTCTTTTTCTTTGTCCTTAAACTGTTGAACTTTATCGTCGTAGTGCCGTTTTAAATCGTCATAACGTTTTTTATAGTCATGTCCGGGTTTTTCTTCACCACTAACGAAGCTAGGGTCTGTTTGTTCTTCTTCAGGCTGGGCCTGTTGCTCAACATTCTCTTCATCGTCGTCGTCAGAGTAAACATCTGCTTTATACGAGTTCTTGTAGAGATTGTCGTTGTTTATTGTTCCAAAGGAATCATTTGGTTTGTTGCTGCGATGACCGCGAACTTTTTTTTGTGCCATTTCTTTACCTCATAGTGCGGGGCTACTTGGCGTGTAGGTAGCCGCTTCGGTTATGTCAGGGCCGCAGTATTGCGGGTAGCTGACTAATTAGTTTTGGGACGTAGGTACTGGTGATATGCCAGATTAGTACGTGTCTCAGCTTGTGGTTCCCATTCGCCAGATGATACTTTGTTTTTAAAGTAGCTGTCTGTTGACGTTTCAGGATTCCAAAAGAACAGACTTCCCTTGGTAAAATCGTCTTGTACACCAGAAAGTATTTCTTCTGCATCGCCGCGTATTCTTTGATACATGTTTCTGCCGTACTCTGTTCCTGTTATGTCTTTTAAAACGCTTCTAAATCGAGTTGGTTCAAGTGCGTTAAACTGAAAGATACCTGAGTTAGTCTTTGTCATAGCTGCGTCGTAAACGCTTTGTATGTCTTTAAAGTCGTTTAGGTCAGAGTTTACTCTGTTCATTGTGACGTGTGCTACGCCTTTCATACCAGCATCTCCGAGAATGGTGGCTTCTCCCATCATTAACACAGCTAAGATGTCTTCTGGGGGTACGTCTTTAAGTAGCTTTGCTGTGTCCTTACGAGCAGCCTTCGCGTTAGGGTATCTTTTTTTAAACTTGCTAGCTATATCTGTTAGCTGTTCTACGCCACCGTACATCCCCTCTACAACATCGCCTCCATTAGCGTACCCACCGATAAAACCGCCTTTTGCAGCCATTTCTTGTCGATTAGTTACTTCAGGCTTTCCTTTGTTGTTTATTTCTTCTAAACGTTCATAGCCAATAATCTCAGCTAGAACGGGAGGAACAATAACTTCTCCTTTAGATAGAGCAACGTCTACTTCGCTCTCATACGCTTCGAGACTTTCTGAACCCGTGTCAAGACCTCTTTCAACAGCAATGTTGTACGCATCTACTAGCATTGCGCGAATGTTGTCGCTGCCTTCTATTTCTACAGCAGGAGCGTTAATTATAAAGGTGCCTTCTGCAACAGAAGTTTCTTCAGTGTCTGCGATAGTCTCTTCGTCTGTGAACTCGCTAGGAGGCCCTTGAACAAATCCTGCGCCTGCTATACCGCCGCTGTTCATCCCTACTCTGCCGCCCTTTGCAAGGCCAGAGTAAAATCCACTTTCCGTAAATCCACCAGACGGGTTAGCACCACTACCGGTGTAAGAATCATCATCGTCTCTGTCTTCAGCGTCGCTTCCAAATGAGCTACTATCAAAGCTAGTGTCGTCTATTGCAGTGTACGTTCTAGAGCCTGTTATACCTGACTCATCGTAGCCTGTAGGCTGAATGGCGTACACGCCTGCCTTATCTCGTATGTCTAGGTTGTTTACGACTTGTAAGGCTTTTTCCTTTATCTGACCTATAGAGACACCCTCAGGCAGGTTTCCGTATAGTTTACCGTCAACGATAGCAACTCTCTGTCCTGCTATAGTTATAACACCGTTATCTTTTAATCCCAAGCCAGCCTTTTGCATAGCTTCTTGTTGCTTACCTTGGTTATACTGTGTTGCGAATGAACCGATGGCGTTGAATAGCGCACCTATCGGTCCTATTCTTCCTAAATTAGGCATCCCCGTAGACATAAGGCCTGTTCGGGGATTATACGTTTGACCAAAACCAAACTCTTTTACAGCAGCTTTTCTAAAGGTATCTGTGTTACGGTCATACATAGAAGAAACATTTATTGCGCTTGCTGCGGTTACACCACCAAACTCAATGTTGTCAATAGTAGTAAAGGGGCTATCATCTCCACCCATACCCATACCCACGCTTGATTGCGCTACCACTGTGCCGTCTTCGGTAACTGTCGTTGACGGTCTAGGTGCGGGCATAGGAAACCCTTGATTTGACATACCTCCCGGAGTAGGGCGCGAAGGTGCAGAAGGTGCAGCACTAGGCGTGTCTAGAAACGGAGCCATCTCCGAAGCTATAGTCCCTGTTAACATGTCTGTAAAACTACTCATCGTATTTTATAGCCGCCTCATAATCACTCTTCAATCCCCGGAGCATTTCCAGTGAAGTTATCTTCCCCTGCAGCCGGAACACTTCCAGTTCCGATTGTGCCGCCACCAACCCCCGTATTGTCATTCGGATTTGCTCCTGCAGGTACTGGTCCAGACTGTCCCATGCCTCCTTGTTCGCCACTAGGGGGCTGACCTTGCTGGCCTGTTGTTTGTTGAGCATTGGATAATCCTTTCAACATCTCTGCAAAAATCTGAGCCTCGTTTACGTTGTTTACAAGACTGTCAGGGTCAATGTCTTGAGCGATAGCTAGCTCACGCATAAGATTTGGAATCTTAATAAACGGAGCAAGCATAGGATTAGCTACGGTTTGAAGTAGCGTAGTTAAGCGTTGACTGCGTACCTCTTTTTGCATAACGGCAGCTACACCGCGAGGCTTGATTTCTAAATCACCTTCTATGTCCGGCGCATCTTCGTTGAACTGCATGTTCCATTGAAAATACGCCTCACCTAGAGGTTTAAGCAAATGGTCGTCTATGTTTTTAATTACAGTTTTAAGAGACAGACTTGCCCCACCAAGCAGCATGGATAGCCCTGACGCTGTACGTCCTGTTCCTGCTACTCCGGTTTGACCGTGCATAATAGAAGGCAATCCTGTTTCTTCATCAGCAAGCTGTCTGCTCATCTGATACATCTGAATGTTTTCAGGAGCAGTGTTAGGAAACTTTAGACCGTTAATAGCTGTGCCTGTTACGCCAGACTGACGGCGAAATATCTTTCCGGGAAAGATGTCCATGTTTTGTCCGGGAACCAAGGACGCTTCATCAACGTCAAACACAAGATTACCAGCAAGTGCAAGATTGTCGATTGCCATACGAACGTGTCCGTTCATAAGCATCTGAGCATCTTCCATGTTCTCTGCTACACCTACACCCCATATCTGGTAGGGGTTAATCTCATATGGAAATACCTGATACGGAATACGAGAAGGCGTAAACGGATTAAGAACACATCGCAATACTTCTTGACCACATATCCATGCGTTTACTTGAACTTGGTCTAAGTCAGACATGTTATCTGCTAGGTCAAGTCCTACACTACGAGCAAAAGACGCGTCTAAGACACCCCAATACTCTAGAACTTCATAGCGATTTTCTTGGTAGTAGGCTTCTGTTTCGTCTTCACGAATAGTGTCTTCGTAGTACTTATCGTCGTAGTTACTACCTTTAGCGATAGCATTTTGAATTGCTTCTTTATCAAAGTAGGGATGATTTATCAAAGCACGAAGCTGTTGCTTATTCATTCTGTGACGTTGTATAACGTATTCACAGTCCTCTATGCTTGTAGCAGATGGGTCAGGGTGAAAGTCCCATATAGAGACATGTTCAACACGCGGAACAATCTTTTCATAGGGAGCATATACTCTTTCTCCCTCTTCATTTTTTTCCCACTTATGAACTCTTTTGTAAAAGTTAAATGGTCCTTTTACAACACCTGTTCCCATTAAAGCAGATTCAAATATAGCACTTCTAAACACATTCACAGCACTGGTATCTTGTAGCTGGTCGTGTATTTGCTTTTCCATGTTTAAAGCTGCTTCTTGAGCCGGACTAATCTGTGGCTCTCCTAAAACAGACGGACCTTCGCTTATAGGAGCGTTAGCGTACTTATCTTGCAAACCACCTAGAAAATCAGAGGCGGGAGTTGCCTCCATACCACCCGGACTTAATTCTCTTCCGTCCCCAGCAAACCCATAAGGGTCAGCAGTCTGAAGCTCATCTAAAGGAGTTTTAAGATGTGCAAACTCTGCAATGCCTTCTGGAACGGTAGTAGGCTCTATTACCATAGGAAATTTTTTGTTAGAAAATAGAATGTCTACAATTTGACCGTAGGCAGCAAGAACTTTAGTCTTGGTAATTTTAATAAATACCTTAGACTTTTCAGAATCACGATACTGTGTGGTAGAATCGTATATTCCTCTAAAGTTTTTGTACGCTTTTAGCCATCGTTGCTCGTAGGAGTAACGACCATTTTCTGAATCTTGAAATTTACCCGTGATGTACTCTGATAAACTTGGCATATCCCTATCAGGATTTGCTACTACTACCTCAGAGTCATCTGCTGGTTCTAGAAAATTATCCGACATATGAAGTCCTAGCTAAAGTAGTTTCTATCGTCAGCCATTTTAAAGAAGGATGCTTCGACAGTTGGCTTAGTCTGCTTTTTAGGCATGTCTTCAGAGATTGGTCCTTGTTTTACGCGAGTGTCAAACTCAAGACCTTCACGGTATAGCTTTGATGCGCCTTCGTCTGTATCAACACTTACTTTATCAGAGTTCATAACGTACGATGCACCGTAGTTGTAATTATTGTCTGGCATTTCTGCCTCCTTGCGGTTACATGGGTTGGTTTAAAAATGAGCCAGTCATTGAGGTTTGTCGTCCTTGCTCTGCGGCTCGTGTGGCAAGGTTTACTTTTTGTTTTGCATTTCCTGCGGATAG